TGCATATTTATTTAGGGTAATTACACTTCCACTCGGAAGTTTGGTAGCGTTCGTTCGGCAAGCCAGAAGAGCTCTGAGTAGCTGAGGTGTTCGAGAGAACACCCTACTAACGAGTTCAACTGACACCCTGTCGGAAGCATCCTTCAGATCAATTGTGGAATATGAGTTATCAAGCGAACTCGATAACGCAATCCTTTGATTGACTGACTGATGTTCAAAGTTGATGACACCTCTAGTAGCCGGATGGCTTTCAAGATGTGCAACAATCTTTCGGCCTAGACCCTGTTGAATATACTGGTATTCCAGCGGTTCACAGGAAATAAGTCGCGGACCACGAGAATCCTTTGGAACAAGTACGACTTTGGCTTGACCTTGATCAAGTCTTACCAAAGACCGATACCATTCCAAACGATCTATAAGTTCGTTGGCTCCCCCAGCTATGAAATAATCATAGTAGGGGTACATCTGATGTATGACGTTGTATAAACGGCGAAAATGCCATTTATCTTCAAGTCGTTCACCAGTTGCCACGGCACCAGGACCATGTCGCGGAGAGATATCTTTGGGATCGAAGTCTCCAAAGATCTCCTCAGTGATGACAGAGGCAAACTCCAGAATCTGGGTTGCATGTTCATCAAGAGAAAGTTCGAGGTCTCCATCAGAGGATATGAATGACTCTAGAACAGAGTCAATCTGATCCCTTTGAAATGGCACTTCGAGCTTATACGCGAAATACAGACACTGTCTCAAGTGTTCAACTGAGTCAGCATCTGCATTGTCCCGGAGGGCACCATGTGCATCGAAAACATTCTTAAAGTACGCCTGCATAAATGCGGGTATACTAGTCTTTCGACTTGAGCTTCGAAACTCAAGAGGAAGAGAGAAGAATGCCGATGTCAGCCCTTTATCGAGTGCTTTACCTAATTTAGGTAAAGTCTTCGTAAGGAAAGACAACCCCTCGAATTCGACGCGACGACGACAAGTCGCAACGTCACGTTCAAG